GATGTGGCAAGAACCGTAGATAGAGTTAAAGCAGGAGTGGATCAGGCAGTCAGAGATTCAAACTTCGCACTTCAATCAGCAAATGGGAAAAACACAAACTTCTATGGTCCTGACGAACCAGTAAATCCAAGAAGGGGAGATATATGGTTTCGCACTAATGGTGATCGAATTGAAATCTGGATTTTCGATACAAGGGAGGGTGTAACTCAGTGGTGGCCTCTATCTACTGATTTGACTCAAGAACAAATGAGAAAAGAGATAGAAGAGGCAAGAAAACAAGTCGAAGAGGCTCTTGAACGAGCGAGACGAGCTGAAGAATCAGGTGAAGATGCTCGACTTGCAGGAGAAGAAGCCAGAAAAGCAGGTGAAACTGCAAGGCAAGCTGCTGACGAGGCTAGACAAGCAGGAAAGGATGCCTTGGTGGCAGGGGAAGAAGCCCTTCAGGCTGGACAGGTGGCAAAGGAGGTAGCAAAGGAAGCACTCGTCGCAGGACAAGAAGCTCTGGAAGCAACGGAACGTGCCCAAATTGAAACCAGAGAGGCTAAGGAGAGAGCCAACCAAGCCTTCGACAGTGCTATAACCGCCATCCATCAATCTAATATTGCTTTTAACCAGTCGAGTGAGGCATTTAATCACTCCATCAGTTCGTCTGTGATAAGTTATGCGATTTCTACCAATGGAACTTCTGCTCCACTAAGTGGATGGCAAAGTATGCCTCCAACTACGACAGCTGGTCAATTCCTATGGACGAGAACAAGAATCACACTTCATGGTGGAGGAACTATTGATAGTTATAGTGTATCTCGGCATGGTGAAACAGGACCTGCAGGAGCCACAGGCTCCACAGGTGCCAAAGGAGAGACTGGTCCACAAGGAGAGGCAGGGGCAAATGCTCCAACGATCACAGGAGTGAGAGAACAATTTTACTTATCTACTTCTAATACCATACAAACGGGTGGAAGTTGGAGTGACACAGTACCAGCATGGGTATCTGGGAGACATTATTGGACTAGAGTAGCGTCCACATTCAGCAATAATACCACGGCCTTTTCTACTCCTGTACTTGCCAATGGATTGAATTCTGCCATCGTAACAGCACAGTCTGCCCAGACGTTGGCTCAAACTTTAAATACAACAGTAAGTCAACATGCGACATCCATCGCATTAAATGCAACTAATATAACAGACGTTACGGATCGAGTCGTGACTGCTGAAGCTACTCTTATAGTTCAAGCGGGTCAGATAGCTAGTCGGGCAACTCAAAGTGATTTGGACACCCTTACTGGAAGGATGGTGACAGCGGAAACAAGAATCACACAAAATGCGAACACAATTCTTGCAACGGTATCTCAGATTGGAACACCATATTTGATTCGACGTTGGGAAAGGGGGGCATTTGACATCTCAACAGGTGAGGAGATTACTGGCACAGGACTACGAAGTATTGATTATGTGGCAGTGAATCAAGGGGAACGATACATTGCTCAGCACCCAAATGGTAATTCATTAACAGCGAGGTACCTATTTTATACTTCCACAGGAGAGTTCATCCAAACCAACAATACATCTTCATCGGTTCTTGTTCCTGCAAATGCAAGAAGGATGAGAGTCAGCGTAACATCTACTCTAGCTCCTCACGTGTTTACTGGGAATATTTATCCTGGTAATGCAAGGCATAATTTTACAGAGGCTTCCACAATATACTCTGCTCTATTAATGCAAAAGAGTAACATCAATTTGCGGGTAGCTTCTGACCAGATAATCAATCAAATCAACATCTCCCCGGAAGAGATACTTATTGCAGGAAACAGAATACGCATTACTGGTCAAACGACAATAGATAATGGAGTCATTACCAATGCTATGATTGCAAATCTTGCCGTTACCACGGGTAAGATTGCTGACCTAGCAGTAACAGTTGCTAAGATTGGAAATCTTGCTGTAACAGAGGGTAAAATTGCTAATCTGGCGGTAGCAACGGGTAAAATAGCTGACTTGGCAGTAACCACTGCAAAAATAGCAAATCTAGCTGTAGACACAGGGAAGATAGGAGACCTAGCAGTATCTACTGCAAAGATAGCTGACCTTGCAGTTACTACTGCAAAGATTGCACTTCTGGCAGTTACGGATGCACAGATTGCCAATTTGGATGCAGGTAAAATTAACACAGGTTTCCTTGCAGCTGCGAGAATAGCTGCTGGGGTAATTACTTCTGATAAATTGACGATAGCCAATGGCTTTATTGTTAACGCAATGATTGCTGATGCAACCATCCAAAACGCTAAGATTGCTACACTGGATGCGGCAAAAATAACCACAGGAACACTAAACGCCGCGAGGATAGGTGCTGATGCTATTACTGCAGTGAGGATAGCTGCCAATGCCGTAACAGCTGAAAAGATAGCTTCCAATGCAGTAATAGCCGCGAAGATTGCCAGTAATGCTATTATTTCAAGGCACATCACATCTGATGAAATAATAGCTAGGCACATTAGAGCAGGTGCGATTACGGCAGAAAAACTAGCAACAAATGCAATCCGAGTAGGATTCAATGAAATCGGAAATACAATCCAGATTTCATCAACAGCCCTAACCTTCAGGTCTGGAACTGACACAAGAGGAACTATTACAGGATCTGGAGTTGAATATAACTTTGATGGAGTCAGAGCAGTTTGTCGATTGTCACATAACGCAGTGGAAGGACAAACCCAAGTGCGAGGTCTATCCATGCACTCTAGGCATCAGGGAGATTATGTGAGTATAGGTTGGCAGACTACAAGTTCAGGATTGGTTAATAATTCTCTAATGGTGGATCACAATGGCAGATGGAGTGCTCTGAATGGTCCTACAAGAGTAGGAGTCCACATCGTGCAGAGGCTGTGCTTTACAGAATTTGGTACAAGACAGCAAACAACGAATACCAACGGACGAATTGGCACTATGAACGTAAATGGAAGTAACTGTTTATTTATTGGATCAAACAACTGGCAAAATGGGATTGCCTTTCGTGATGGAGACTTCTTTATTATTGCGAGGGATAGGTGGTACAACATCACTCATATACGAAACTAGGAGAAATCAATGGATACATATAGCATTCGTGAAAAACTGGAGGAGCCACGTGTTATGTCTGATGCACAAATGGCTCCTTTGTCATTGCAACCTTTGAGTGCAGATGCTGTTTTACCATTGATTTGGGAGTTACAAAAACAGGTATCATTACTCAAAGAACAAATGGAGGATTTAAAGAGATGAAGATAGAGTTGAAGAACCATGAATTAGTTCCAGCAATTAACTTTTTGTCGGGAATGGTTGTCAAGGCAAACGAGGGACGTCCTGTAACAAAATTCAAGAAACTAGTGGTCACAGCAGTGGAGGAATTACACGAATCCCAAATGGAATTGATTCACCAATTTGGAAGAAAGGATGAGAACGAACAATTAATCCCTGCAGAAGACGGAAATGGGTATATGCTTGAGCCTTCAACAAGTGCAGAGTATGCAAGAGAGTTAAACAAGTTATACGATGAGGAGGTTTTGATTGACACAGGAATCCATGAGAAAATAATCGGAAAATTATCAGGGATATTAGAATCATATGAAGTAGAGATATCTGGTGAAGATGCCGAAATTTACGACAGATTATTGGAGGAGTTCGAAAAGGAGGAGAACTATGCTTAGAACAAACAAGTCAACTACATTAACAGGTCAAGTGCATATTGGAGAGGAGCTTGTAGCAATATTACATGCGACCATTTCCGTGGAGGAAGGTAGTAGCCATATCAGTAAAACTGTCCAGAATCAATTGCTCTACTCCGAAAATTTGGAACAGTGCCGAAAGGATATGGATGCTTTTACGAAGGAAGTGAGAGCAATAGAAGATGCGACATTAAGTAAGACATAATCGTTGCAAGTCCGTCGGGTTTTGTGTCATAATGAGGATAAAGAAGAATGGCGCTGGTATGTAGTTCATTTTCACTCAAGGAGGTCTCATGGACAATATAAAAAAGTATACCGTAGCATCTGTAACTGAATTTTTGGATACTGTAACTAAAATTAATAAAACAAATCAAAGAACATTTTATCGTGGGCAGGCTGATGAGGCATGGGAGATAACTTCATCCGCATATCGAACTATGGATTCGCCTTCGCGAAAAAAACTAATGGATCGTCACCTAAAACTATTAAAAGAGGTTCGTAAATTATCCAATGTTGTCGAACGAAAAGATATTCTCTTGTTATCTGATTTACAACACAATGGGGCAGAAACGATACTTATTGATTATAGCCTTAGCCCGCTTGTATCTTTGTGGTTTGCTTGCATCAAGCATAAAGATAAAGATGGTGCTGTTTACTGTTTACAGAACAAAGGATTATCTTCTTATTTAGCAGAAATCGGTGGCGATGAGAATATACAAGATTTGTTTCAAGACATGGTTGTATCAGAAACCAATAGGAAAAAACTTAGAAGTAAACAAATATATGTATATCATCCATCACATTTAAACCAACGAATTATTAATCAGCAGAGTGTTTTTGTCATAGGTCTAAGTGGAAAGGTTGACAAAAGAGACCATACGAAAATAGTAATAGACAAAGATGCTAAAGATAACATTCTTGAGGAACTTGCTATATTGGGGATTTCAGTAAAAACATTGTTCCCAGATTATAATGGATTTATTGAGTGGTTTTCGTACGGGATTCATGATGAGTGCATAACTCTAATCAGTGAGGCTGAGAACTTTTACAGAGAATATAATTATAAAGAAGCTATTGAAAAATATAAAGAGATTGAAAAGCTAGCCAAGGAAACATATGGAGAAAGAAGTCCATTCCTAGCCACAGTGTACAATGATTTGGGCGTAACACTATCTGATTTCGGAAGTTATATGGAGGCTTTTGAGTATCATAGGAAAGCATTATCTATAAGACTAGAATTTCAAGGAGAAGGTCAGATTGATATTGCTAGAAGCTATAACAATATAGGCAGGGCATTAGCTTCAACAGGGGATTATTCATCTGCTTTAAGTAATTACGAAAAAGCACTTTCATTGTATATCAAGGCTTATGGTGAAGATCATCCAGATATAGCGACAACCTATACAAATATGGGACATTCCTATGTATCTTTGAAGGAACGTCAGTTAGCTTTGGAACATTATGAAAAAGCATTGGCGATTCGAGAAGATGTTTTTGGATACAATCACTTGGATACAGCAAGAGCATACAATAATATTGCCGGAGTTCATTCTGCGAATGAGAATTATGAGCAAGCGGCAGAGTATCATAACAAAGCATTGCATGTACTCTTAGAAAATTATGGAGAAGAACATCCAGATACTGCTCGCTCCTACAACAATATAGGGGTTTATTATGCAAAATCAGGTGAGTATGAGCAGGCATTGAAGCACTACCTCCAAGCACTAGAAATTCGTGAAAAGATATTAGGAGAAGAACATCCAGATACTGCTATTACTTATGGTAATATTGGAACGGTTATTTTCGATCAAGGAGAAAATAATGAAAAGGCTAAATGGTATTATAATAAAGCACTAAGAATATATAGAGCAACTGTTGGAGAGGAACATCCCAGAACGAAGAATATTTTAGAAAAACTCAAAAAGATAGAGGACAGACTATAAATAAAGTGGTACCCATTATAAATACATTATCAAATCAATGTAGAGGTCTTTATCCATAAGGATAAAGACTTCTTTTGATTGGAGGAAAACGATGAATAACATTTACAAATTTCATAAATTGACAATAGACATAACTGCATCTATGGAGCCTACTATTGAGACGGAGACAACATTTTTCTCCTACGACAAGCGCACTGGGAAAAAGATTATTGAGCTTCTTTCTAATGGGGTGCCACTAAACTTAACAAATGCAGAAGTTATTCTTGGATTCCAATTTGTCACCGCAGATGCAAAGAAAATATATAGCAACGTGGATGGGTCTGTGGTCATTGAAAGCCCTAAACTTGGGATTTGTAGTGTCATTTTGCCAAATGATATTTACGCTTATAATGGGGAAGTACAAATCTATGTTTATATTAACCTTCCTGATGGACGTGCTTTAGATGCAGGAGCAATTATAACGCACTTTGAAGAGTCGTGGATTGACCAAGATATAGAAGAAATGTCTGCATACTATATTAAGCGATTTGAGGATTTGCGTGACAATATTCTTGAATTAGCCTCAGGTATAGATACTGATGATTTAACACTGCCTATCAAAAGGCAAGTAGAATCTGCCCTAGTTGCTTTCTGGGAACGTGTAGATAACGGAGAGTTTAATGGTCGTGATGGAGTCGACGGCAAGGATGGACGAGATGGAATAGATGGTAATGATGGAGCCGATGGGAAAGACGGTGTTGATGGCAGGGATGGTGTTGACGGAAAAGATGGGAATGATGGGCAAGATGGAGTTGATGGTATCGATGGCAAAGATGGTATTGACGGGAAAAATGGCGAGTCAGCAACTATTGAAATAGGAGATGTGGTTTCAGGAGAAGAGGCTACAGTAGAGAATGTTGGTAGCGAAACACATGCAATTCTGAATTTTTCTCTTCCGCGTGGTGAACGAGGGAACTCAGGACAGGTTGTACCGCCTTCTCCTTTTAGGAATTTGCTACCGAACTCCGATTTGCACCGTAGTATTGGAACGCATTCGGGGTCAATATCTTCGTGTAATTGGTACTTAAGAACAATAGGGACGCCACCAGGAGTTCGGAATATAATTAGAAAAGCTTTGTCTATTTGTCGCCCTTTTAGCATATCGCATGAAGTTTTTAGAATGCCAATAGTTCTTGAACGGTCAACGATTACTATTTCATTCTATATCTATGTTCCCGATGTGGATCGGCCACCTAATCTACCAATTGTTCAACTAGTAAAAGGTGATTTCTATCGTCGGCGTGAACCAGAAAATGTTGAAGTTTTAGCATCTATAACGATAGAAGAAGAGGAGATACAAGAAAAAAAATGGTTTCTAGTATCTGAAACCTTTGATATACCTTCACAGCATTTAGAGAAAGAACTATTTTTTGCCATTTATGGTGGAGAGCTTATTGACTGGGATAATTTAGATTGGAACACGTTCGATTGGGATGATATTAATTACGAGTATTTCATTATTATGAATTTGATGGTGGAATATGGAAGCAATACAACTGAATGGACTCGGCATGAATACGATGAAGAAATAAGGGAGTTTATAAATAATCACTGGGAGTTACCTTTCCCATTACACCCAGATGATAGATAGGAGGACAAATGGCAACAATAATTGAGCTATTGGCTGAAACATATATCGTGGCCATGACTTTCGCACTTGGATATATAGTATGGGCTCTTAAATCACAACGAAAAGATAAATTGTCAAGTAGCAATGGCACAATGTTATTATTACGAGCACAACTTTTTGAGTACCATGAGAAATGGACTATCAGGGGAACTGTAACTAAACATGGGCTTGAGTGCTTTATTGATATGTATGAGATTTATCACGAGTTAGGAGGAAATGGAATGGTTGAACAGTTGATGGAAGATATCAAGAATTTACCAATTAAGGAGGGGTAGAAGATGGATTGGAAGAGAAAATTATCAAGTCGTAAATTTTGGTTATCAGTGGCAAACTTCATTGCTATGTTAGTCGTTGTTTTAGGAGGGAACAGCGAAGTTGCTACACAGGTCACAGGTGTGATTTTCGCGGGAGGTGGAGTTGTTGCTTATATACTTGCCGAAGGTTATGCAGATGCAACCCATGGAAAGTATCTATGATTTAGGTGCAATTATTATGGAATGAAAAGCAGTATTTACTTGACTATATGTGGTTTCTGAGTGATATATAGACTAGCAAAAAGAAAGGAGAAATGCTTGGAATTATGAAGATAAAATTGCTTGAAGCCAAGAAACATCCCGAGAACTATAAGTTGAAAGTGTGTGCTTATGTTCGAGTGTCAACTGATCATGAAGAACAGGAAAATTCTCTCATTAATCAAGAGCAACACTACCGAGAGATAATCACATCTAATCCGAAATATGAGTTTGTGGGAATCTATTCCGACCAAGGTAAGTCAGGATACAAAGAAAATAGACCACAGTTTCAGAAAATGATTCAAGAAGCAAGGGATGGAAAAATTGACTTAATCTTAACTAAATCTATATCTCGTTTTGCTAGAAATACCGCCACCGTACTTAAGTTCGTGAGAGAGCTAAAAAGTTTAGGTGTCGGTATTTTTTTTGAACTCCAAAATATTAATACTTTATCGGCAGAAGGTGAATTGATGATTACAATTCTCTCTGCTTTCGCTCAAGCAGAAAGTGACGGTGCAAGTAACAACACATTGATGGCCTACAAACGCAAATTTGAACAGGGCAACCATCAAACTAGAGTACAAAACTGCTATGGGTATTGCTTAGATGAAGAGGGGAACCTTCAAATTGACCCGACACAAGCTCTTTATGTAAAGAAGATGTATGAACTTGCTAATGAAGGGGTATGGCCAAGTCGAATTACTAGATACTTGAGCGAAGTCAATGCACCCACAAAAACAGGTAAACCCTGGCATCAGTCCGTAGTGACATGGATTTTACGCAATGAAGTTTACAAAGGAGATATATGCACTCAGCGTACATATCTAGATGCTAACCGGGTACGAAGGATGAATAATGGCCATAAGGATCGATATTATATCAAAGGCAATCATGAAGGAATAATAGAACCAGAATTGTGGGAGAAAGTTCAGGAAAAACTAGAAGAAAGGCTGAATGGTCTTTATGAAGTGGCGCCAATAGAAACAAGGGATAATCTCGCAGTTTATCCACTAAGTGGCCTTATGTACTGCCCTCATTGTGGAGCAGTGTTACATAGGGCAGTTGACAAGAAAAAAGGCCTAGCATATTGGATTTGTAAAACAGTTCTCAGGAAATCTTCAAGTCTTTGTAAAGGAATGAGAATCCCAGATGTCAAAGCACTGGAGTTAAATATTGTTGCTCCTGCGATAATTGATTATGAACTTGACCAATATGGAGAAAAAGTGTTTTTCACCCAAGACAAGGGTGCTTACGAAAAAAGCGGAAATTGTCCTTATGACCCTGAGAAAGTAGCTAAGCAAAAGGTTGGTAGACCAATTTATCCATTAACAAAGAAATTGTATTGTAGTAAATGTGGAGCCACCTTAAATCGTAGAACAAAATGGAGCGATAATGTGGGGTGGGATTGTAGCAACTATAGAAGAAGGGGACCTTCAGCTTGTGAGGGTATTTCAGTACCAGAAGAAATAGCAAGTTCATGGAATATAGTTGAAGAAGTTATTGTTACGGAAGGAGTAGATAAAGGTGGCAGGAAAAGTTATTCGTATACCAGCAAGTCAAAGTGTTGACTGCAACCAAATAAGAACTAGAGGAAAAAGGCGTGTGGCGGCCTACTGCCGTGTTTCAACCAATGATGATGACCAGTTGCTAAGTTTTGATAATCAAGTTAGTCATTATACCGCCTCGATAAACTCCAATCCAGAGTTTCTTTTTGTTGGGGTTTATGCAGACGAAGGAATTTCAGGTACAAGTACTAAGAGGCGTGAGGAGTTTCGGCGTATGATTTCAGATTGTGAAGATGGGAAAATTGACCACATTATCACCAAATCCATATCACGTTTCGCTAGAAATACCCAAGATTGTCTGGAGTATTCACGGAAGCTAAAAGACTTAGGAGTGAGCATCTTTTTTGAGCGAGAAAATATAAATACAATGGATGGGGCAGGAGAGCTACTTTTTACAATTCTTTCTTCTCTTGCCCAGGAAGAAAGTCGTTCTATATCTGAAAATAGTAAGTGGGGAATCCGTAAGAAGTTTCGAGAAGGAAAAGCTCATGGAGGGATAGCATGTAGGCTGCTTGGTTATGATACTGGAGCAGATGGCAATCTTGTAATCAACAAAGAACAGGCTGTTGTGGTAAAAAGAATTTTTGATGAGTATTTGAGTGGCAATGCCCCAGAGATTATTGCTAAGGGACTACGGGACGATGGTACTCAAACAGCCAAGGGTGGTGAGTGGGGAACTACGCAAATTAGGGCAATATTAAGAAACGAAAAGTACAAAGGTGATTTGCTTCTTCAAAAGTATTATACTCCAGATTTCTTGACAAAAAAGATAGTCAAAAACAATGGAGAGCTAGAGCGGGTATTTGTTCAAGGAGC